AATTTGCAGATAAGTACGCAGTTCGTTATTTTCTGATTGTCTTTTACGGACTGACGTACTCTTTCTGGATACTTTTTTCAGCGCATATTATTATCTTTGCATGCTCTTACATAGCCTGTTCCGTCGTGGTAGTATACCATGATAAAAAATTTACAACCGTGGCACTGACAGCAGTTTTTGTGGTTAATACGGTTCTGTTTTTAGCAAGACTGAAAATGGGCACATCATCACTGATGGTTGTATTAACACAGATTGTCATCAACATTTTATTTGTACTGACTTATGCTTACACAAATCGTTTACAGAGGATTTTTGCAACGGAGGATGAAAAAGAGATACAGATCGGTCAGCAGGAACAGGAACATCAGATGATGCAGTTGTTAGAGACTTCGGAAGCTGTCAAAGAGACTGTCAGCACCTCGAAAGAATCTGCAGTACGTTTAAGAAACCAGATGCAGCAATCAGCGATGTCAACACAGGAGATTGCATCCAGTACGCTGCAGACCGCAGAGAGCATTCAGGAGCAGACACAGTTGACCACGGAGATTCAGCAGTTGATCCGGGAAATCAATGTTGTTTCTGAAACTGTACAGGATTTCGTACAGGCATCTGTAACAGCTTCTAATCAGGGACAGGTCTATATGAATGAGTTACAGGAGAGTACGAATACGATCGTAAAAGAAAGCCGTGAGCTGAGTGACGAAATGCAGTATTTATCAGAAGAGATTGTCAATATGAAAGGTATTACAGAGACGATCTCAAGCATTTCTTCGAGCACAAACCTGCTTGCATTAAATGCTTCGATTGAGGCGGCAAGAGCCGGTGAAGCCGGAAAGGGATTTGCCGTAGTCGCAGATGAGATCCGCGAATTGGCAGATGAGACAAAAGAGTCTACCGAAAATATCGAACAGGTATTAGAGAACTTTATCGGAAAGATTGAGGACATGGTAAAGACCGTGACACATACGGCAGAAACCGTTCAGCAGAACAGTGAGATCATGGAAAAAGCCAATACATCCTTTGAAAATATTGCTTCTGACCTGATGAGAACCAATGAAGAAGTTCAGACACTTCACAATGACTGTGTAAACTTACAGGATAACAACGCAAAGATCGTAGACCAGATATCCAATCTGTCTGCAACCACAGAGGAAGTATCTGCGCAGGCAGAAAATTCCGAGAATCTGCAAAATATCTGCTTAGAAGAGAGCAGGAAAATTACAGAGATACTTGAACACTTAGCGGATTCTGTTTCGCAGTAGAGAAAGTGGAAACAGTAAATAACTTGCACAAAGCCGAGTCTGTTTTGTGCAAGTTGCCAGTCACTAAATTGTGGGCTGACTTCTGACACCTTGATCCTATAGGAAGTATCGTGCCAGCCAGCATCAATTTCCTACGGAAAAATACAGGAAAATACAAAAAAATAAAAAAATTTAAAAAATTAAAAAAAAGTACTTGCTTTTTTTTGTAAGACCATATATAATACCAATTGTTGACGCGGTTCAACAAAATAAATACTAAGGTTCGTTGGTCAAGCGGTTAAGACGTCGCCCTCTCACGGCGAAAACAGGGGTTCGATTCCCCTACGAACTGTTTATTCATTAATGAATAGCCCAACCCTTGAAAGTACTGGAAGCCTTGAAAATACTGAGGTTCAGTGCTTTTTATTTTTATAAAAACAATTCGTTAAATCATACCTTTGAATGACAAGGTATTCAAAAAGGTATTCAAACATGCGTTTGAGTAAGAAAATACGCAAGAAAGGAGATTCTTGCGCAAGTGCTACTAAAGATAAATCGACCATGAATCGGTTTATTTTTTTTGCACAAAAATAGCGGGAATTAGTCCCACCCGCTAAAAATATCTATGATACCGATCAGTTTGAAAAAGCCAATGATTAGCTGAAAAAATAGTTTGATTGGTAAAATTATAAGGTATATAAGTAATGTTATCATACGAGATCCTCCTCTTGAAAAATATAGGTAAACGATTTTGATACCCCCCGGGGGTGCGACGTTGAACCACCAGGAATACAGTTTGTTTTTTTTGTTATAAGATGTAATCGTTAAATGGCTGTTACAAAACGTTGTGAGGCTTGTTGAGCAATTTTAATTCATGCATGCGTACCTTTCTTGATTCAATTCTAAAATCCTCTTAAAATCCATTTTAACGGCTTATACATTTTGTGTCAATCTTCTATCTTGGAAGATTGATGCTTTTATTAATCGCCTGTGTTAATCGTTCAGAAGAGCAGGCGATATATGTCTGCGTTGTCGTGACGCTGTCGTGCTGATAAAATTCTCGTGTCGCTTCAATGTCGTAACCGGAATTACTGTAAATCTGCTGCCCGGCGAACTTCCGGAAGCTGTGTGTTGATGTTTGCGGAATATCTAAATATTCCGTTACTGCCTTGAGTGCTTTCTGGACGGCGCGCTCCGAAAATTGGAATATGCGCCGCTCTGGGTTGATTCTATTTTCTGCGCAGTAGTCCCGGATATAGTTATAAACCGGTTCCGGTACTTGGTGCCGCCGCGCCTTACCTGTTTTTTGCTCCACGATGTCAAGCCGATAATGGTCGCCGTCGCGCACCAGAGAGGAAAGGGATAAATGTAAAATGTCCCCGATCCTGCAGCCTAGATTTGCCTGAATAACCAGACAACAAGCCATGTTCGGCGCGGGGCGGTGCTTTATGCCGTCCTTGCCGGTGTAACCGTTTTTGATCGTATCAATGATGCGGTTGTAGCTGTCTTGATTGACCGCAAGGGTTGTATATGCTCCCATGATGCAAATCCTCCTTTCTTTTGAATATAAAACCGCCGCCGGTAGTGGTCTGGTGATTTTTAAAAAAATTTTTCTGAGAAATTTTCAATGAATTTATAATCAATATAACCATCTTCAAATTCAATTCCAATAAGAATTTGATTACCATTATTTGTTTTATCTATACGCGCGAAGGCGATATTATGAACATAGAGTTCTGCAGGATGCTCGCTGATATATAGCAGGGGCATATTTTCCTTTCTTATTTTTTCTCTTGCATTTTTGCAATTTTGTTTTAATTCTTTCAATTCATTTTCCAATCTTTCTTTTTGTGTCATAATATAAACCATCCTTTCATTGTGTGCCCTGTCTCGTCAGTGCAGGTGGGGCAGTTCCTGCAGACGGCGGCAGCTTCCGCCGTTTCGACTATTTGCAAATTCTGCGGAAAATATCAATTGTAAGTTCTGCGGCGTCCCTTTTCCTGTCGGCTGTGTAGCCGTGGCGTTTACTTTTCAAGGCTTTTTCTGCCTGTTTAAGGTTTCCAATGCCCCAAGATGCCGCTTTGTTGAGCTTTTCCCATTCATTCGGCGCAACTTTTACGGCTTTAAGGGTTGTAAGATTGATTTCAAAATCGTCTTTGTCTTCCGGGTGTAAGTCCTCGCAAACTGGAATATATTCATGTGTTCCCATGTTTTCGCCAATTCCCCAAACGAAAAAACCAACCGGGATTTTTTCCACGATTTCAAAAATATCAGTTCTTTCACAAAGTGCAGAAGTGCTATAGATTTTATTATTTTCAATTTTTAATGTTGTCATATTTTCCCTTTCTAGTCTGCCTCATCAGAGCCGGGCGACCATCCCGCGACTGACGCTCCAGGGCGGAGCGTTTCGGCTAATCAAGAAATTTTTCAATTCTATATTGCTTTTTATTTTTTATGATTTCTTTCCTCCTATCTCCATTTTAATTTCTCTCTTAAATCTTTAACTGTGAAGCGTTTCATAAACTCCACATATTTATTAAACGGGTTTTCTTTACTCCAATTCGGATTGGAGCCGTTAACTTTTTCAAAATAATTTTTATCTTGTTCATACTTGAGTTTTAGAAGTTCCTGGCGATTCATTTTATTAATTTCTGTGTTGGTGTAAGAATAGATATTTTTCATATGTTTATTTCCTTTCCGAACACTTATTTGTGTTCTGTGTTTTTTTGTTTTCCTGTTGAGATTATAATACACGATAATAGACTAAATAACAATTGACAAAATACACAATAATAGACGAGATAAAACAATGGATTATTGTGCAAAATGATACACAAAAATAGACGTTGACTTTAAAAGGGAAATCTATTATCATATATAAAAGGAAAAGAGGTGTGATACATGGCGAATTATGGCGTAAACGGATATATTGACTTTTCCAAGCTGTGGAATATCTTAGAAAAAAAGGAATACAATAAGCAGTGGTTAAAGAATAACGGAATCCATTCTAATACAGTGGCAAAGCTGACAAAAAATGAAAATGTAACTTGTGAGGTTATATGTAATTTATGCAAACTGCTAAATTGCCAACCGGGCGATATTATGGAATATAAAAATAATTAAAATACATGAAAATAGACTATTGACATATACATGATAATAGATTATTATAAAGTTGTCGGAAGACAATAGCCGGGCAAGCGGAGAAAGGAGAACAAATGAACGAAATGACAGATAAACAGATGGAAGTTATATTAAATCTCGTAGCTGATAAATTTGCAGGATGTAAGGACATGGACGAAGTTCAAAAAGCAATAGATGAGGTTCGCAACATGGCAAAAAAAGAAAAGCCTAACGATTAGGTTTTAGGGAATGAAAGGGAGGGCGGACTTGCCGCCGCTCTCAATCAAATAAATTGTAACACATAGTAATTATATAATCAATGCAAACAAGGGGCAGCTTTTCCGTCTGCCTTTTCTTTTTATCACTTCCCCAGATCGGACAACGTCGCCGGTCACATTTCGCAAATCCGCAAAAGTAATAAAGCGAATATAATACTTTTCTTAAATCTTCATAAACATGTCGTAACAAAGTGACAACCAGCCGTCACTTTGTGACAAAAATGTGACGCTAGAGAAAGATATAGAGTAAGAGATAGATTATATTTTATATTTTAATTATAAGGATTTAAAATCTTATATATTAATCAAGGAGTAAATTATTATAATATAATTATATTTACGCATGCGCGCGGAGATATATTATATAAGGCGTATGTAGTGATTGAATTTAAAATCTGTCCTTGACAGATTGAGAAAATAATATTATTATAATGCTCATAAAAACAGAAAAACGCATCCGGGCAACATCTTACCAGATTGATCGAGCAGGTCCCGGAGAAAACGGAATTCATGCAGCCGACACAGATATATTAAACTGTGTTAGGCTGTTTTTTATTTATTAAAATACTGTGAGGAGGATATATATCATGACTGATAATACAGTTATTACAGATCAAGGCGTAGAAGTATATGAGAACTCTATAACCGAATATCTGGATAAATATGTAGCTGATAAAAATATAGCTGATATGTCCAAGGAACCTCAGAGTAAGTGGAATGCAGCTTTAATATATATTTATAAAGCCGTATTTAAAAATGATAGAGAGAGATTGAGAGATCCTAAAAATAAAGATAATTATAACGATAAGCTGATAAATGATATATGTGATATATATATTGAGTTATGCTATGAGTACGACAAAGAAGTGAGTATAAACGGCTTTTGCTTCTTAACTGGGATCAACACAGATACAGTATACACCTGGGGGCACGGCGAGTATCGGCTCGGTTCTTCTTGCCCCGATGTATACAAAAAGCTGGTCAAAAACAATGAGGAATCCCTAAGCGACAAGCTCATAAGCGGCGGTCTTAATCCGATGAAAGTGCTCCCGGCCTTAAATCGTCGGCACAATTGGAATATGCCGGGCACTAACCGCCAGGGCGGGGAGCAGACGCAGAGCATCGAAGAAATTCAAGAGAGATACAAGGGCGTTATTCAGCAGGAAGATGCGAAGTTAGAGCTTCCATCAGCTGATTTCTAGTGGTTTCCGTCAAATTGCACAATGATTTTTAGATGAAACTCACATCAAGTGCCGAAAATATAGGATAGTTCGTAAAATCATACAAATGCGAACTATTAAAACGCAGCAAGCGTCCTGATTTGATCCGGCATATGACCGGTCCGGCGTACCCTGGGGCGGGGGTCTGGTGGGAACTACCCCGGGGCAACAACTGAGTAGGTCAAGCTAATTTCAAACAAAAAGACCTTCTCCATCATCGAGGTATTGAATTATGATTCTGAAAAACATAAGAGCATTTCTTCTAACAGCCTTTTTATTCTCTGCGGTGACAGGTACATAAGCAAAATATACTAGGCTGATCTTTACTGACGATAGAGTCATAATTGGCTAATTTTTCTACATCAGATAAAAATTCAAAAGTTACATTCGATAACGATTTTCAAAAATTTAAAAAAACAAAAAGGCTTCAAAGGAGCGTATGTGATATGGGTATTCCAAGAGTTAAGGTCGTAAATCCAAATGAAGGTTGGATGGGAACTGAATATTACATAGACGGAAAGAAGATTGAACGTGTTAAGAGCGTTGATTTTCGTGTTGCAGTAGACGAGGTTCCACATTTCACTTTTGAAACCATGGGGCTGCCAGACATTGATATGAGCGGTGACATTAGATTCAAGTTCAC